CGTCTTCACCCTCACCGTCTTCGTCTTCACCCTCACCGTCGTCGTCGTCGCCTTCGTCGCCGGTGTCGTCGTCGCCTTCGTCGTCGCCTTCGATGCGCTCCTTGACGATGGGGGGCGGTGCGTCGTCGGGCTCCTCCTCTGAGTCGCTGGGGCCTCCGCGCTCGATCACGCGGGTGACCTCGTCGTAGACGGCGGGGACGGTCTCGCCAAGGCGGGTGTCTTCGATGGTGCCGGGCATGGTGTGCTCTCCTGGGTAGGTTGTCAGCTATGTACAATGTAAGTACGTCTTAGCGGGTTTCAACCTAAACTTTCAGTCCCACTCCATGCCCTGCGGATCGTCGGCCGCGCTGGACGTCTGCGTAGGCGTCGAGGGCGCACGGGACTTGGGGGCAGACGTCGTCGCGGGCACCGTGAAGGCTGGCGAGTTGCAGTCGTGCAGACACTCCTCATCGCCCTCGGGGCAGCCGCAGGGGCGAAGCCCCGCGTCCTTCTTGGCCTTGGCGACCGCAGCGGCGATCTTGGCGTGCTTGACGCTGCGCGCCGACTCAGTGACGTAGTTGGTCACGATGACTTTGAACTTCTGGGGAGGGTCGGCGTTGGGGTCGTAGGGGCCCGCCTCTACGATGACGCCCTCCTCGTTCGTGGCCTTGATCACGACGCGGTCGCCGTTCTTGTAGCCCTTCCACGGGGGCTTCCTCTGCGGCGGGGGGTAGACCTCCCCGGGCTTCCCGTCCTTGGGGACGAAGGGGTAGTAGAACTCCGCGCGCCTCCCGGGCTTCTGCGGGGGCCTGAGCATGTCCGCGAACCAGAACCAGCGGGGCAGGCTGATTGGCCCCTTGGGCCAGTCGGTGATCCCGCGGGGGTACTTCTCGGCCTCGGGCAGCGCCGCCCATTCAGCCTTGCCGATGCGACGCGCCGCCGCCCGCTGCTTCTCGTTGTCGGCGTAGGTCAGGTCCCAGCCGTGCTCTCCTGCGCGGATCTCCATGAGGGTCGCGCCGATCATGCGCGACAGAACCTTGTTGACGGGCTTGATGCCGACGAGCCCCGAGTTGATCTCGACGTCTCCCGCCAAATTCCACCGCTTCGCGCTGGGCGTCTCGCCCTTGCGAATGAGCTTTTTCTTGTACTCGTCCCACCGCGAGAAGTGCTTGAAGATGACGTGCAGGGACTCGTGCAGGAAGGTGACGCCGAACTCCCAGCGCCCCATCTTCCCCTCGTAGTCCTTGAAGAAGAACGGGTTGTAGATGAGGTACAAGTCGGGGCTCACCGCCAGCGTGGGGACCTTCTCCGACGCGATGGGCTGGAGCTTGTCGATGAGGGCGGCCGTGTAGGGCATGAGGAGCCGCGCGCGCATGAGGGCCGCGCGTACGTTGCCGCGCGCCTGCCGTTGCATCTCCGGCGTGAGAGAGGACCCCTTCGCCTTCTCTCGATCCCAATAGGACTCGACGGCCATCTAGAACCCCAGGTCCGCGAGATCGGCAAGCTCGCGTGCCAGCGTCGCCTCCTCCGCCTGCATTGCACCCTCCTCCCGGTCCTCGTGCAGGACGTAGGAGGGGAGGCTGGCGTGTTCCGTCAGGGCTTCGATCGCCAGCCGCTTCACCACCTCCGTCGCGGAGGCGTCGGGCTTCGCGCCTGCGAACAGCGCCGCCGCGATGAGGTTGGCCGCGGTGCCCCTGAGAACGTCCACCGGCGTCTTGGCGCCGGAGGGGATGTGGCCCTGCTTGGGGAACGCCTTGGCACGCACCATCTCCGCCAGGGTCAGGGAGGGGAACGCCGTTGGGTCTGCGGTGCGCACGGCCGCCATCGCGCCCGCCACCGAGGGGGCCCCTTTCTGGTGGAGGGCCATCCCAACAAGAACCGAGGAGCCCCCGCTGCCCCCCGCACGCTGCTCGGCCACGTCCTGCGACAGCATCACCGCGCGCCAGACCACCACGCGGGTCTCATCCAGGCGGTAGGCCACGGCGACCTCCATCGAGAACCCCGCGCGCACGCGGCCCGGGTTCCCGTAGAAGAGTCTCACCGGCTTCCACTCCGTCGGGGCCTCCACCGGCGCGGCGTAGAGGGGCGCGCCGTCGGGGGTGTAGCGCCGAACGCCACGCCGTGTGGCCTGAAGGAAGGCGCCTCCGTCTGCTTCGTACAGGATGGGTTCGGGCATCTCAGGCCACCTCGTTCCTCTTGGCAATGGCAAGGCCCTTCACCGCGGCCATCATCCGGCGCAGTGCCATGAGAGCGTCTCGTCCGTTCTCGCGCACCACGCGGGGCGCGCCTTCCCGTTCGTCCTGCATCCACGTGCTGAGGCCGTCGGTGACGCTCAGAATGCTGCCGATAGAAATGTACGTGTCCTCGAATGCCTTGATCGAAGCCTGCAACGCGCCCGCCTGGGAGCGGAGATCCTCTAGGGGGAGATCCCGGTAGTAGTTGAGGACCATCTCCAACTGGAGTCGCAAGTCCTCGTCGGCCTGCGTGCGCTTGAGGAACGAGTTGCGCACGGCCGCGTCCTCCATGAACTCTTGGGGCGGGATGGTGTTGGTCGCGATCACGTCGAGGAAGGCGTTGAGGACGCCGCACGCCTCGGACCCAATGGTAGCACAGGTGATGTCGTTGGCCAGCTTCGTGCGCTTGTTCTTCGCCACGCCGTCCAGGGACATGACGGCGGCACGCGCGCGCACGGCGATCTCCAGGGACCGTGGCGACGGCCACGCGAACTGGTCCGTGAAGAGCACGTCGCGCTCCAACTCGGGGATGTAGCCGGAGGACGCTTCGGGGTGCTCTGCGAAGTACCGCGAGATCAGAGTCACCTCGTCTTCGCCTTCCCCGAGGCCCGGCATCTTGAAGAGGAACGGTCGCCCCTCATCGGTGCGGATCCACTCGGCCACCTTCGACTTCAACTGATCGAGGATCCGGTAGAAGGTCGTGACCTTGAGCTTGGGGTGGACCTCCTCCCCGTCCTTCAGGCTCTTGCGGTCCTCGCCGGTCAGCCAGTTGGCCCACTGGTCTGCCGACGGCGGAGTCCAGTACAGATGGATGAAGCGGTTGGCGCTCGGCGGCGACAGGGTCTTCCCGCCGGGACTCATCCACGGGGGGTTGGCGGCGGCGAGCATGGCCACGGTGCGGGGAAGCTGGTAGTCCCCGACGACGCGCTCGTGAATCACACGGAGCAACGCGGCCTGCACCGACGGGGGCGCCGTGGCGAACTCATCGAAGAACACGGCCGCACGCGCCGACGCGTTCTTGCTCTCCTCCTTGTGCGCGTCCCAAGCGTAGGAGGGGTCGCCCCCCTGCGCTGCGACGGCGGCGGCGATGGCCCACTCGGGGGGCGCGAACTTGAGCACGTCCACGGATTCGCCGCCCACATCCAGAGTGCCGCCGGGGATCGGCACGCCGAGGAAGTCCGACGCCTCGCGGACCGACGCGAGCACGGTGATCGCGCCCTTGACCAGCTTGCCCTTGTGCAGGCGCTTGAAGTCGAGGCTCTTCGCCAGCTTGTTGAGGCGGCTCGTCTTGCCAACGCCAGGGGCGCCCCAGAGGAGCACCGGGAGCCCCAAGACCTCACCCTCGACGCCGGGCGCCTGGACGGCCGCCGCGGTCATCAGCATGACGTCCTCGTTTTCGTAGTTGTCCACCGCGAAGGGGCTGTCTGACATTCTGGAATCTCCCGCGCGCACGCGCGCGTCCATCCTACAGGCAGACGCGAACGTGGGCAGCCAAAGACGCTACACGCGAACGTAAACGTGAACGTGGATCTTGGGGGGAGCGTCGCTGGGATCGTTCGACAACGCCACGTCTCCGTCCGCGCTGATCTCGACGGATTCGACGTTGTACTTCCGCAGCCACGAAAGGATGGGCGGGATGGCGCCGCAGAGGGCGTCGGTCAGGTCCACCTCGGTCGCAGCCCGCGGAGGCGCAGTCACCGGCTCCGGCGGCTTGGCCTTCGGGGGCTCGGCGGGGGCCTCGACCCCTTTGGGCATCCAGTTCGACCGGTGCCGTGTGCGCATTCCCCGCCGGACCTTGTGGAGAGGGGGCATCCCGTGGGCCGCGCGCCAACGGGTCTCTGCGGTCCGGTAGGTGCCCCGAGTACAGGTCCAGCCCTTCTGCTTGCACATGGCTATGAACTCGTGGCAGCCCACAGCGCCGTTCTGCGCGTCGAGGATCACGTAGATCCACGCGACCCGCGTGCCGTAGCCCGCGGGATCGGGGATGCCCTCAGCGGACATGGCCTCCTTGGGCGCCGTGTGCTGCTCGGCGTGCTGAGGGGGCTTCGGGGGGGCCTCGACCGTCTTGGCCTCCTGCACCTCCTGCACCTCCGTCTTCGCGGCGATCTTCGCGGACCCGCGGTGCCGATGGACGCGGCCGGAGAAGTCGATCTCGGCCTCCCCCCGCAGGATCGACGCCTTGGTGTAGGCGCCACGGGCCACCGCGGCGACCTCGAAGGACGTCAGGGCGTAGTGCGCCTTGGCCGTGGCCATGGCCACCGAGTTGGCGTCCGACCGGATCTTCTTGTTCTTGCAGCCCAGCGCCGTTCGCACGCCCCGCTTGATGAACCCGACGTGGCGGGGGTCCGTCTTGGTACTGACGGCGAGGGCGCACGCGGAGGCTGCGGGGTCCTTGATGAGGGCCTCCACCAGTTCGGTGCGGCGGGACGCCTGCATGCGAACGAAGGAGGTGGCCTTGGCGTAGGGGTAGCGTTCTGTGTAGTCGATGGGCATCTCGGGTCTCCCGCTCGCAGAGTCAGCATGAACCGCAGGCGCCCTTCGACGTTACGCACGTCTTAGTGGAGTGTCAAGCGATAACCACAAGATACCCATAAGAGGGTTGCTATCCCGTATATCGGCGTTTACTCTGTTCACAGGTCTTCCGCCCTCCCAGGTGGGAACTGTCAGCCCCGCGAACCCCGTCCAGTCACCACCGGATGGGGTTCAACGGTTCTGGCGTCCACGCCCAAGGCCCGGGGCTCAGCCCATCGAAGTGAGCATCAACTCCGTCGGATCTACGAGCCCGCGCTGGACCCGGATCATGTGCAGGAGCCCCTCACGAAGCTCGGACCGCATCGGGAGCTTCAGGGCCTCTCGGGGGTTGACCCAGAGGAAGGCGTCGGACTCAAAGTTCAACGTCGGCTGCACGGCCTTGGGGACGCTGGTGCCCACGTAGGTGTACGGGGCCACCCCCTCCAGAGGAAGCTCCAACGTCCAGAACGGCGTGGGGAAGGCGCCCCAGGTCGCAGCGTTGAAGCCCGCCTCCTCTGCGGCTTCGCGGTAGGCCGCCTCCACGGGGGTCTCACCGGGCTCGACTCGGCCGCCGGGCAGGTTCCACAGGTGAGGGTTGTGGATCGCGTTGGAGCGCCGCAGGAGCAGCACGCAGGACAGGGTGCTGTCCCCCCGCGGGGGCGCCATGATTACGAGCCCGGCCGCCGGCTGCTTGTTGTCGTCGGGCTTGATCCGCCGCCACCTCACGGGGCGACGCCGGTGCGGATGCCCTCGAAGGGCACGACCCAGCCCTGCGGGAGCCGGTTCCACAGCGGCCCCAAGGGCGCCAGGACCGACCACATGTCCACCTTCAGGAGGCCGCCCCCCTTGGGGTAGGGATCCCAGATCAGGTTGCCGTTGCTGTAGACCACGGCGTGCCCGTGGCCGCGGGGGCCCGGGCCGGAGGCGATCCAGAACAGCGGCACGTCGTCGGTGCGCAGGAGGATGCCGGGCGGCTTGGCGCCTTCGCCCCGAATCACGCCGACGCCGTAGTCCACGGCGAGCCATTCGGTGATCGCCGCGACGCGGATCTTGAGCACGTTGACTGCGCACGTGTCCTTCGCGCACAGATCCCGAGGGTCGGGCACGTCCTCGATGGGGACGCCCAGGAGCGTCGCGTAGCACGCCTCCAGGCAGTTGCCCCAAGGGGACCCGGTTTTGTCCTGCGTCACAGCACGCATGAGGAGGAGGCGTTCTGCGAAGCGCCGAGGCCCCATGTCGGCGGCGGGGGGTGGGAGGGGGCTCACGCGCGCAAGTCTACCGTGATAGGGCCGCGCTGTGAATCCGCTTGGCGATGGGCAGCAGGTAGCCCTCGGGGTCCCGGTTGCCGTCCTCGTCACACTCCCGCTCCGGCGCCAGCCCTGTCAACGCCCGGTGCCCCGCAGCAAGCTCGCGTCCGATGCGGTCCAGCGCGACCAGGGCTCGCTCCAGCCCCTCGCGGTTGACGGGGAGGGTGGCGGGGAGGTTGAGCCCCTGGATGGTTCGCACCTCGCCCACAGGAAGGTACTCAGCGGCCGAAGTCGCCTCCTCCCTCCACCGCACAGCTTCCTCCTGCGCCGACTTCAGCGCGGCCACCACGTCCGCCGCCAGCCCCGCAAGACCTCGGCTTGGGTTCAGCACGAAGCCTGACGCCTCCAGCGCCACGCGGACGTACTGGATCTCGGCGGGCGCGGGCTTGCGCTCAGGCATCTACTCGTCCTCCAGGGAGGGGTTCTTGCGGCGCCACACGGAGGTGACGATCCAGCCGCGGCGCCAGGGGATCGCCCGGGCCATGAGCCCGTCGGCGCCCTGGAAGGTGCGGTGGTTGGACCCGGTGCGCTCCCTGGCCCAGAGGTGAGGAACGAGGCCAATGCGGGTCGCCACGTCCTCGACGCGGACGCTGTGCAGGCCGCACAAGTTCAACGCCTTGGCGTGGAAGTTGACCAGCCGGCCAGCCGCGTAGAAGCGCACGGCGAACTTGGACGTGGCCTCGACCTGCACGGCGTTCGGGATGCGGCCGGGCTCCGACCAGGGCCGGGGCTCAGGGGGCATCGGCGGAGCCGGCTCGGGGTCCGGCTCCAGGGCACGCAGCGCGGCCTCAATGCGATTGTCGGTGAAGAAGGGAATGTCCTCCATGGACAGGGCGCGGCGAGCGAAGAAGCGGATCTTGGTGGTGGTCATGGCCTCAGTCCTCCAGGGGTGTGAAGAAGTCGTGGACGTCGGAGGCGGGGAGCACGGTGAGCCAGCGGCTCCCGATGATGCGGTTGTAGGAGAGGGCCACCAAGCAGGAGCCATCGGCCCGGAAGGTCAGCTTCACGTAGCAGTCCTCCATGCCGTAGATCATGTTCGCCTCGATCCAGGCCCGGAGCCCGTCGCAGGGCACGACGTAGGTGCCAACGGTGCCTGTTCGCGGCGGGCTGGATACGAAGAGGGCTCGCTCGTCTATGTCAAACAAGGGTGGCAAACAGCTCCCTACGAACAGGTCGGTCATGTCCGACTTGGGGAAGTACAGCGGCTTGCCGCCGGGGGTCGTGGTGGGGTTCTCGGTGAGCATGTTGAAGGTCTCCGCCCTGGGGGGTCAGTAGCCCCGGACACCTTCACTATAGGTACGTCTTACTGCGTTTCAACCTAAATCTTAGCGGAAGCGCAAGATTTAGTTGGCACGGCTGTTGCTACGTGCGTACGCGCCTTCCTTAGAGGGGCCCCGGGCCTACCTGGGGCGGCGGACTATCAGCCGGAAGCTGGACAGCACAAGGCGCCCGTGACCGCGTACGCAGCACACAGAGCCCCATCCGGCGGGCACCTCGGCCCAGGTGCAGCACGTCGCGCATCGGGCAAGCCCGGGACCTACGGCGTAGTCCTTGCGCAGGGTGTAGCCCCGGAGCCGTTCACGACTGTTCCCGAGGGACAGAGCACGGCGGGCCTCCGAGACGGCTTGCTGCGAACGGTCAAGCATCGCGCCGATGGCGTCGTCGCTCAGTGGGGCCTCGGGAGGTTCCTCCTGCACGATCTTGAGGACGGCGGCGCGTAGCGCGCCGTGAGACGTTCCCGTACGCCGCCCTGCGCGGGCGGCAGCTTCTTTGGCCATCCGGTCTTCCTCCAGGCGCGGGCGTCAGCCCCCGGGCCCTGTGTTCAAGCTCTCAGGCCGGCTCCGTTGATGCAGTCCGAGAGGGTGCCGGTGCCGGGGTAGAAGCCCCCGACGACGGCGGGATGGGAGACGAGGTCCCCCCACGAAGTGAGATAGTGCGCCAGATCACCCACCGAGACCTTGCGGCTCAGATAGAGCCCATACAGGACTACGGCGTCGGATTGCTCCTCGTGGACGCCCTCGGACAAGGCCAGCGCGACGGTCGCCGCCTCATCGACGGTGGAAACCGGGTCCGTGCAGTCCTGCGGCGTGGCGATCACGAAGTCGTCGCCCACCAGTACAAGCAGGGCAACCCACAACCCCTCATCGATGAAGACGGGCTTGGTGGCGACGGTCGGCGGAGCCAGTGGCATTGCAATCATCCTACCGCGCTCCCGAAGCGGCATGCCTTGGAGAATGCGCAGCGGTTGCAGAAGTAGCCCGAGACCGGCGGCCAGTGCAGGACCGAGGTGGCCACCTTGTCGTACATGGCGATCATGCCGGCGGCCATCCAGATCGTACGGGGAAAGCCCTCGACCATCTGCGGTGCCGCCGACGGGCGCTCGCGCTTGAACGCGGCGTCGGAACCCTGCGTCTGGAAGAAGTTGAGCACGACGCCGCCGAAGGGCTGCCGGAACCCCTGCGCCAGGATGTGCTCCCCGATGTGCTCGTGCCCGTGCATCTGCCCCGTCGTGCCGTAGTTCGTGGCCGGCGTGTAGACCTTGCCGGTGTCGGGGTCCTTGCGGAAGATGATGGCCGCCGACTTGTGGTCTACGGACAGGATCTTGCCCGCGTTGTTGCGCGCGACGAGGTCCAGCCGCGCTGTGAAGAGCGCCGCGCCCGGCGTTCCCTCGGGGACCACGCGCACCGGCGACGACGGATCCCGCGGATCGTCGGCCTTGAACCAGATCGAGAACTCCTGCTCCACCGCCAACGGGGTCCAGTCGTCGTAGGCGTACTCCAGCGCGTAGAGCATGAACCGCGAGAACATCTCGTCCGCGTCCTCCTGCGGCACCCCGAACTTCGCCGCCAAGGCCCAGCGCGTACGCGGCAGTCCCTCACGGGGGTCGGCCCCACGCCCCATCTTGTGCAGGTAGTACGCCGCGAGCAGTTCGTGGACGAAGGAGCCAAGGCCCATGGAGCCGCCGGGGCCGCGCTCGGGCCACACCGGGTCCCCGGGGTAGCTCCGGTTCTTGAACGCGAACTTGCGCTGGCACTCCAAGAACGTGCCGTAGTACGACCAGCCCCGACGGGACCGCCCGGTGTCCGGCGCCTGTGTGGTGGCCGCCACCTACGCCTCCGCCTGCGGCGCCCCGGCGTTCTGCTTGCGCATGATGAAGCCCACGAAGCCCTCCTGCTTGTGCAGGGTGCCGGCCTTCGCGGCGGTCCCGAGCACGTCGTCGGTGGGCGCCTTCCTGAAGAGGTAGCCCACGGTCTCCGCCGTGGGGTGGTCCTTCTGGGCTGCGGCGGCCTGCGCGATCGTCTCCTTGCGCGCCTGCGCACGGGACATCGGGATCCGGTAGGGCTGGAGCACGGTCACGCGCTCGCCGTCCTCGGTCGCCATGCTGGTCACCACGACCAGGGTGTACCGCTTCTTGGTTCGCTTCTTGATCACGTTCGCCACGTCTCAGTCCTCCAGCAGCCTGTCGAGCAGGCCGTCAATTACTTCCTCGTCCGTGCCGCCCTGGACGGTCTCACGGACACCTTGCAGTTGCTCGTCGGGCAGAATCGCCTCCACTGCCGCGAGCTTCCCCAAGACGATGTTCGCGATGCGCTCGTCAATGGTGCCCTCTGCGATCAGGTACTCGATGATGCACGAACGCTGCATTCCGAGCCGGCGCACGCGGCCCTCCCACTGACGAATCTGCCCCCACGTCCACGGGAGCAGGACCACCACCAAGCGGTCCGTGTCGTGCAGGTTCAAGGACTCGCCCCAAGCTGCACCGGTCCCCACGATGCACGCGGGCCCCGGATGGGCCATGTACTCCTCTCGGATCCCCTCGCGCTCTTCGGCGGGGGTGCCTCCGTCGGCTGCCCACAGCGCAAGCCCCTGCATCTTGGCGGTCTTCCTGCGCAGAGCTTTCTCGATGGACGCCACGTCCCGACGCCGCGCGGTGAAGATCAACACCTTTTGCTTGGCACGTAGAAGCTCGGCCGCGTGCTCCACGACGTGCCGCTTTTTCATCGACGCGGTCTCCATCAACCGCGCCTCCAGCAAGTTGCCCGCGGCCTCGCCACCCTCAGTGCCAGTGCCTCCGTGCGCCTCCTTGGCGGCGCGCTTCACCTCGCGCGAGGACGCTGCCGATGCCATCCCGAGCATGTCGGCGGACAAGATCGTGGTCATGCGCCGGACGGGAGGCAAGAGCTTGTAGACGGCCTCCGACCGCACGATGTGGACGCGCGGCGCGACGGTCTCCCGCAGGAGCACGGCGTTGGAAGCACCGTCATCTACCATCCCGTACGCGCCGCGGTGGGCGTTGCAGAACTGCACGGCGTAGTCCCAATACTTGCCCATGCACCCGGGATCGACGGCGTCCAACTGCGCCCACAGGTCCCGCGGCCGATCGGGCATCGGCGTCGCAGTGAGCCCGAGCCTGCGCTTGGCGGTGCGCATGAGGAAGGACCCGCGTGCGGCGGCCGTCTTCCGCTCCTCAAACTGCATCGACCCGTCTTGCTGCGGAAGGGGCGTGAATCGGCGGTGGTCCTTCGCGTTGTGGATCTCGTCGGCCACGATCGAGCCCGAGCCGCCCCCGGCGTCGGTGGGATCAACCAGTGCGCACAGATTCAAGTACGTCTCGTCATCGCGCAGGGCGTCCCAGGCAACCAGCACGAGCGCCCGCTGCTTGTTCGCGCGAATGCGCTTGAGGTAGGCCCCCAGATCCTCGTAGCCGGCGCGCTGCGAACCCACAGGCAAGATCACATGCGGGTCCACCGTCGTGAAGCGGCGCACCTCGTTCGCCCACTGCCGACGAGCCGCAGCCTTCGTGATTACCACCACGGGGCCGCGCACTGCGATGGCCCACACCAGGGCGCTCAGCGTCTTGCCCGCGCCGCAGGCCCACCAGAAGTTCAGGTTGCTGCGCGCGATGGCCTTCACGATGCCTTGGCGCTGGTAGTCCGTCAGGAACGGCCAGACCCACGGGCGTAGCTCGGGGAGCACGAGCGCCGTGGGCATCGTAGGGCCGTCGAGTATGGCTGGGGTGGCGTTCACGTGAATCCCGGGACAATCAGCATCCCGAGGGTACGTGGAGGGTTGCGGAACGTCAAGTAAGTGCTGTATCTTCAGTGCGCTGACTCTCACCGGGAGACCTCATTGCCTTCCAAGCCCCTTCCCTGGTCAAGGGAAGCCGACATCGTGCGCACCCTCAAGACGCTGCCCCAGGAGAACTTCATCCGCGCATTCGTGGAGTGGATGGAGCAGGTAACCGACGCGCCGCTCTTCTATGCGCTGGGTGCGTCACTCCCCCTGGTCTCGGCGTTGTCGCCCCCCAACCTGTACTTGTCGAACGGCCCGGGCGGCATCGTCAACACGAACTTCTACTCCCTCGTTCTCGGACGCCAGGGCTTCGATCGCAAGACCACGTCCATCAAGCAGGCGGCCATCCTCCTCGGGGAGGTCGCGCCCAGCCGCCTGGGGGCCGACCCGGGCTCTGTCCAGGGCCTCGTCAACTCGCTGTGCGAGCAGAGCCAGCAAATGCTGGAGTACCCCGACTTCGCAGACTTCCTGGCGCAGACCAAGGCCAGGACCGGCGGCAACTTCTTGAGTGCCCTCAAGACCACCTTCTTGCACTGCTGGGACGGGCGCCCACTGAGTAGCCGCCTCTCCCGCACCACCGTGCGCTGTGAGAGCCCGCGCCTCAACATCCTGGGCGCCATCAACGGGGCCCTCCTGGCGGAGCACGCGGAGATCACCGACTTCCTGGGGGGCCTCTTCTCACGCTTCTGCTTCTTCTCCGCACGCCGTGAGCGCCGCCACAACATGCCCCCCGGGAACGCGGCCCTCTTTCAGAGCCTTCGCTTGTGGTGCGAAGCCACCCTCCACGCGGCCCCCAACACCTTCGGCGCCTGCGTCGGCTTCACCCCCGACGCGCTGTCCCTCTGGAAGGAATTTAACCTGGGCGTCGAGGAGTCCGTGTCGCTGCTCCCCGACGAGCGTTTCGCTGGCGTCCACGCTCGGTCACCGACCCACGCCTTGAAGATCGCCCTGCTCTTGTGCTTCGCCTCGGGCTACGGGCACCCGGTGTACGGGAACGGTGGCAAGGACTGGCGCATCGACACGCGCCACATGCAGGTCGCGATCGACATCGCCATTCGCTGCTACATGGGCTCGATCGCCGTGTTCGACTCCGTCGGCGGCAGCCGCGACATGGTCAACCGCGCCTCCGTCCTCGACAGCATTGGCGACGTCTGGTGCCGTCGAGGCCACATCGCACGGCGCTCCAAGCTCCTGCTCCGCACCCTGGAGCCCATTCTTGACACCCTCGTGTGCGAGGGGATGATCGAGACGGCCAGGGAGATGGTGCCCGCGACGGGCCTCGCGGACCCTGTGCAGTCCCCAGACCCCAAGCTGTACATGTACCGGCGCGCGCCCAACGCGCCCCTGGAGGACGGCGTACAGGCCGCCCTGGACGTCCATGCGTCCGTCGTAGAAGCACAGCGCCGTGTCCGCGCGGGCCTCATCCCCTGCGACGATGCAGCGCCGTCGCTGTTCGCGGGCGACTCCTCCTCCGCCTCCTTGGAGGACAAGATCATCCCCGCCGAGGCGCCGGTCATCTACGGACCCGACGGAGTGCCGCTCAAGAAGTACGACAGGACAGCCGACGAGGAGGATCTAGGGGGCGGCCGGACCCGCATCGGTGGCGCCGACGGCTTCATTATTGAGAAGCCCACGCACGTCAGCGGTGGGACCGTGTACACCCTCGATTTCAACGACTGAGCCGGCCTCGGCTGCGGTCTCTGTCTCGCGTACGCGCTTCAGTTCGCGCAGCCCACGGCGCAGGCTACTCCGTGAGAGGGGGCGCACGCCGCCCGGCGTCGTGGGCAGCAACGGCCCTTGCGGGTGCTCGCCCTCCACGCCGACGCTGTAGCTCAGGAGCACGCGCAGGGCATCGCCCTCTGGCGACGTAGCGCCCAAGTGGAAGAACTGGCCCCGAACCCGTGTGGGAAAGAGAAAGCGCCCCTGCGGCGGTGCATCGGGCGTGACCCCCTCCACCGTCTCGGCGCGCAGGTCGCGCCAGTAGGTATCGAGGAAGCGCGTCTGCCCCACGTGGCGGCTCATGACTTCGAGCAGGAGGTCGGCGGCCTCGTACACCTCCCGCGTCGGGCCGGCGCCGTCCGTGTGGAAGGGGCTCGTGTCCGTAGCCTGCCGTGGGCGCCCGGGGGCACGCTTGGCGAGGACCGGCAGCGTCTCGATGCCCTCGACCGTTCGCGCCCAGGAGTAGAAGCGTCGGTAGGCCGCCTGGGTCTGGCCCATGCGGGAGGGGGAGTAGAGCGCGTCCGCTCGTTCGATAGCCTGTGCCAGGGCGTCCGCAGTGAAGTGCCCGGTGGGATTGCGGAGGTCATCGTGCAGGAGGGCCCGCAACGCGCTGGAGTAGATCCGCCAGGACTGTGCAGACCACCAATCGCCCTTCGTGGCGATGAACTTCGCAAGCACGTCAGAAAGCACAAAACACCCCCGAATCAGTCCCGTATAGCAGATATGTGGTTTCACAAAAAATACCTTAACACAGTTTTAGACCCCCCAAACCGAAGCGCGGGGAATTCAGATCGGAAATCCCTTAACACTGGAATTATAACCAGTGTTAAGATAAAGTATGGTCACGGATTCTCTCAGTATTTAATACGTTGACTGTAGGGATCGATAAGTTTAAGAAAAAGTATTCGATAACTTATCCATTCCCGCAGGAGAAGTGTATTGGGCCGAAAACCGGTTGGTCAGCTTTATCTTATATGTGTTTGCCCTTTTTCGGGTTTCACCGGGTTTTGCCTTTTGGCAATTACCCTATACGGTATCTCTCCCTCACGAACTGCATCTTGCTCCCCCTCCGTCCCGTCGATACTCTGTGCCCATGCTGCGTCTTTCCCTCACGGACCCGCGCACGAGCCTGCGCGAGGCCGTCAAGCAGATGGTCTTGCTGGAGGACCACCTCTGCCACCCGCACAAGCAGTGCCCCGACTGCATCCGCAAGCACTTGCTGGCGATCGAAGCATTCGGTGAGGAGGCGGGTGCGCTGGACCCCCGGGGCCCCTACAAGTCCAACGCGGACGCCGTGGCAGCCTTCGCGCAGGAGTGGCTCATGGCGTACCACGACGACGCGCCCTGCGAAGCAATCGCCCGTGAGGTCCGCAACGTGCGCAAGGCGCTGGCGGCTCGGTTCTCGGACCCCCGCGGCAAGGGGTCTGAGGTTCGGGCTCTGCGGCGGGTGTCCTGATCATGGCTCGGGGAGGATTCAGTCCGTGGGTGTGGCTCGGCGGCGCAGCGGTGCTTGGGATCGGGTTCGGCATGCTGGCTGGTGGCCGGCGCAGCGAGGAACTCCTGATCCCGCCCCCGACGCCCCCGAAGCTCCCGGGGGGGTGGCAGGGCCCGATGCAGGCGACGCCCCCGACGATGCGCGCGGCTCCAGGCGCCCTGCCGACCGTCCCAGCCGCCGTGAAGGACGGGACCACCGCCGTCCGCCGCGCGTTCGTCGCGAAGCTCCCGCCACCTCTCGGCGGCCCGAACCCGACGGCGTCCCGAAGCCTTGAGCACTTGGAACCCGGCTTCCGGGCCGTGGTGACGAAGCTCCTGGCCGCCATGAAGGCGCGGGGGTTCGACCCCTCGATCGCCGTGGGCTGGCGCAACGAAGCATGGCAGCGCAACGCGTTTGCGCAGGGCAAGAGCCGGATCATCTACAGCCTGCACACCGTGACGTACCCCGACGGCACGCCCGCGGGGCTCGCGGCGGACATCGTGCAGCATGACGTGGGCTGGCCCGCCAAGACCCTGGCTGAGAACCCCGCCGCGTGGACGAAGGCGGCCACGTTCTTCCAGGCGCTCCGCGACGAAGCCAAGAAGCTGGGCCTCGACACCGGCGGTGACTACAGCAAGTCCAACGCCGAGTGGGCGAAGTTCGGGCTGGGCTGGGACCCGGCGCACGTCATGGTCTCGCGCGCCGCCGAGCGCAACAAGCTGGTCGCCCTCCGTGCGCGTGGGCCTGCCGCGCTCACGGCGTAGAAGGACGGCACCATGGTCTGGTCACCACGCGCGAACGTCAAAGACGGCTGGAGCCCTTCCGCCTCTTCTTCAGGTGGAGGGGACGTCGCTGCGACGTTCGTGGAGAAATACGTCGTCGATTGGCTGGAAGAGTTCGCGCTCAACGGGGCGCACGACTTCAAGGTTGATGGGCCCTACACCGACATTGATGGCATGACGTGGAGCATCGCAGACAACACTATCGACGGCGATGGCAACGCCTCCGCCATCGACCTCACCGCCACGGGCCTCGTGGTGACGACCGGCGCGAACGGCGAAATCACCTTTCAGCAATTCATCCAGAACTTGCCGGGTCTAGGAGCCTTCGCGCTAACAGACCGGTTGGCCATCCTCTTTGTGGCGACGTCGGCAGATCAGACAACTTCCGGGCAGGTGACATCGTGCCGCTTCGGGGACGATCCCTTCACGGATGGGGCTCATCAAGTTTTCCGTTTCAGAGCAGCCGGGGGCAGCGAGACGAAGCAGAACCGCAAGCAGGCAGACCCCGGCGCCTTTGACTCTGCGGTCGTCACCCTGGACGCCGCGTTCCATGCCGTCATGGGCTTTGACCTGTCTGGGGACCTGTGCCTCCCCTACTACGGGGCTGTGGCGCCCGCAGTGCCCTTCACAGGGCTCACGGCGGGCGCGTTCCAGTCGATGATGCGCCAGCCGAACGACCCCACTGCACCCTACACTGCTGCGCAAGCTACCTTCCAGTACGCCGTCAACCGCAATAGCGCTGTGGACTACACGATGACGTGGGCATCCTGCGGAGTGTACCGCTGGGAATAGCGTAGAGCATACCGTGGGGCGTAGGCTTACTTCTTGGGGAGTACGAACCCCCAATGGCCCGCGTCCCATCCCGTGTAGCCCGCGAGCTGAAGCTGGTGTCGGAAGGCGTTGGTGGCTCCCGAGCGCTCTGGCCGTGCCCGGATGGAGGCGGTGTCGATGGGCCGCAGCAGGTAGGCGTCGCTGGACCCGCGCGGGCGCTTCTTCGCTGCCGCAGGCAGGAACGCGGGGAACTCGCTGAACAGGGCCTTGGCGGTGAGCCCCAGGGCTGCACCCAAGACCGTCTGGACCGCGTCGGCGTCCTGTACCAGATCCTCGTATCGGACCTCCGCGACGATCAGATCGGGGAACAGGGCGCGGTGCTTCATCGAAGCGACCCACCGGGCGTGCGGGACGTAGTTCCTGTCCGACGTGACCACGTCGCGGCCGTCGCGGATGATGTTGACGCAGCGGACTCCACCGGCTCGAAGGTCGGCTACCTGCGCTTCCAGCGGGGCGTTGCCGAGGGCTCCCGAGAAGACGCAGCCCCCTAGCCGCTTGCCGATGAAGGTCCGCTTCGGGTTGTTTCGGGTCTTGCTGATCAGCCGGTGAAAATCAACCTCGGAGTCGCCCCTGTCTCCGTAGAGGGGAGTCAGCCCCTTGAAGGCGTGGAACAGCCGAAACAGGAGTGTGGTTCCCGACTTCGCGCAGCCCGTAATCAGAATGGGGGGGCTCATGGGCTATCCGCGACCAGGGGTGATGGCCTTGATGATGCGCGCGCAGAAGTCCCACTGCGTGTGGCGCCAGGGGACCTTCTTCATGGGGCCGGTGTGGTACGCCTGCGCCTTGTAGACGGAATCGTAGTAGCCCGCGTCTGTCCGTTTGCCCATGGGGGGCTCCTACTTCGAGGGGTTGTGCTTGAGCTTGAGGGTAGCCACGCCGGCTTCCACGCGCTTCGCCTTGAGACCCGCCCACTCCACGAACTTCTTGAACTCCTCCCCGGGCACTGGCGTCGTCAGGTTCAACGTGCGCGTCGGGGGCAGGAGGGCATCGAGGGTGCTGTAGACGAAGTCGAGGTACAGGCCGATGGTGTCGGGGCTGATCGTGCCCGTGAACAGGGACAGCCGGCTCCAGGCCGCCATCGTGTACACGCGCTTGGCCCACGACTGCACCATGTCCTCGTGGTCCCGGTGGAGCACGACCCACAGCGCCTCGGGGTACGCACGGAGCAGATCGTGAACCTGCCACAGGAGGCGCGGCTCGGTCTCGATGTGGTTGTCGGGGTACGTCCAGTCCGGCTCCTGCCCTCGCAGGGACTCGTGGGCAACCGTCATGGGGCTGTCCCCGTCGGAGAGGCTCGCAGCCGCGCAGGCCGTGGCGAAGGTGACGGTGCCGCAGCGGCCGGGGCCTGTGACGAAGATGCGCGCCATGATCAGGACACCGGCGGGATGACGGTGAAGGCGCGGTTGTCGGCGGTGACGATGCGTGCGCCCTCCACCCCGCGGTCCTTCGCGATGGCCTCCGCGATGGTGTTCTCCCGCGGCCGGTGCGTGTCGTCCACGAGGATCGGCACGTCCAGCGGCAGCAGGTTGAGGTTCCGCAGGATGCCCTCGCGGCCGATGGAGCCTGGGGGGCCGTCGAGGACGACGAGATCGCAGCCCTTCGGGGCGCCGGCTTCCACGATCTTCGGTTCGTACCAGGGCACCTTCCCGTCGGTGGCAGGCTCCAGCGGCGCGTGGATGACCTTCACGGTCGGCCCGCGATCCACGAGGGCGAAGTTCAGGTCGTGCTCGACGGACGTGACGCGGTAGCCGAGATTCCCCAACCGGGTCGAACCCTCCCCGCTGCCGAACTCCCAGATGGTCGCGGGCGCGGGCACGTTCGTCTGGATCCACCCCACCGCGGCCCCGGGGAGCGCCCACGCGTCGATCCGCGGGGCATGGACCTGAATCCCCTCCATGCGGTCTGCGAACTGCCCGAGGACGCCCATGATCTCGTCGGGGAGCCCGTTCTCGAAGACACCGACGTCCTCCAGAGCGGTCAGCACGTCATACGCCTTGTGCGACGTTGCGGAGGAGCAGGGGAGCCCCTGTGCTGCCCGAAAGGACGCGGCCATGTACCCGAGGCCCGCGGTGGTGATGACGTGCCACCAGAAGTCGGGGCCTGGGTGGTCGCTGAAGGTGAACTGCACCGCGTCGGCCAGGATGCGCAGGCTCAAGGCCACATCGCCCTGGAGCATGTGCGCGTTCGCCAGCACGATCCACGGCGCGATGTTCGCCAGCACGATCTCACCTTCGACGTGGGCGACGATGCCCCGCTGTGCGACCTCCGCGGCTTCCTGCCACTCCCCCTTGGCGGCCAGGGCGCGGCACTCACAGTAGATGCGGTGGGGGTCGAGGGGGCCCAGCTTCGCACGCACGATGCGCAGGGCTCGATCGTAGTTCCCGGTCTTGTGCGCGGCGTCGGCGTAGCCTTCATGCAGGATCCAGGCGCCCTCCACGGTGCCGGCTACCACGGTCTCAGCCCTCTCCCCGAAGTCGGGGCGCATGTGGACGGGGTAGACCCACCGAGCGCCGATGTGCTGGCGCCACACGCGCGCGATCACCACCGTCTCCGCCTGCCCTGCGCCCACGGGGCTCACCACCTGAAGGGCGATCACGTCGGCGTACTCGCCAGCCTGGAGGGGGTCCTCTGTGATCTCCTCTTCGGCCCTCTCCAAGGCAGCCCGCAGCGCATCCGCGCCTTGGAGCCGGTCGTCCCCGTCCAGCGTGAGGATCCAGGGGCCGCGGCCAGCCTTCAGCGCCTTGGGGGGCCACAGCTTGTCGATGGCGTCCAGGCCCACGTTGCGGCTGCGGGAGAAGTCGTCGTCCCACGGGTCCTCGATGAGGTGGACGTAGACGCCGTGCTTGGCGGCCAGCGTCGGGATGAGGGACTGCGTCCCGTCCGTCGAGCCGGTGTCCACGATCACGTACGCGTCCACGGCGGCGGCGGCGTGCTCGAAGAGGGCCGGCAGCCCCTTGGCTTCGTTCTTGACGATGAGGGCCGCGACGGCCAGCGGGGCGTCGGGCTTGGCAGGAGCGAGATCGACTTTAGGCATGGGCGTGAGGATGCCGCCGGCCTTGCGGAATGTCAACCCTCCGCAGCGCCCTTCCGGGCCCGGGCCTTGGCGGCCTTGACCACCGCGATCTCAGCGAGGAGGGTCACCCGACAACCGGAAGCAGCGGCGATGCTCTTTCGAGCGGCAGCGGGCTTGTCGAAGTGCAGGGCCAGGGTCAGGTCTCCCAGGTGTATGGCGTCAGCGGGCCGCGGTGTTGGTCTCCAAGCAGTCGGTCAGGGCGGCCTTCCAGGCGTCGGATCCCTCCTCGCCGGGGGCTGCTGTGTCTGCGCACTCCGCCGCCGTCAGCAAGGCGTCGTCGTTGCGCTGCGCAAGGGACAAGCTCCACCACACGGCCCCGAAGACCATGAGGAGGAGGAAGAGTACGAACGGGTGCTCCTGGCCCCGTGCGCCGAACGGCGCCTCCTCCTGCCGCACCCGGGTGTGTTGCACCGGGGTGACCATGCGGAGAGGGCGCCGTGTCGGGTCGAAGGGCATGTGTTGACTTTAAGTACCCCTTAACGGAGTGTCAACCCTTTTCTGCCCTGGGGCTACACAGAGGGCTGAATCGGGTCTCCGTTGGCGTCCAGCACGTCGGCCACCACCGGGGCGCCGTTGTCTGCCGCAGCCCGCTTGGCATGGGACTTGCTCCCACGCGTGCGCGCCTTCCTCTTGGGGGCGCTCCCACGCGTGCGCGCCTTCCTCTTGGGGGCGGGCGGGGCGGGTTCGATGGCGTCCATCTGGGCGGCGGCCTCGGCGCTGGCCTGCGAGAGCACCACGCCATCGTCGGCCGCGTCGAGGGCTGCGAACAGGGCGTCGGCCTCGGAGTCGTCCGTGGGCGCGTCCTCGGGGTCCCCACCCATCTGGTCGGTCTCGAAGCCCTGCGGGAACGGGGTGTCCTCGGGGAACTCGACACCGAACCCGTCCGCCTCCTCGTAGACGTCGAAGCCGGCGCCCAAGCCCTTCAGGGCCTCCACCGTCAGGCGCGAGCCCGTGCGGATGGACCCCAGGTGGTTCTCGATGCGGGCGAGGAGCCTGCGCTGCTCGTCTGCGATCTGGAGCCGTGCGTACTGCATGGCGTCCTGCAAGAACTCTTTGTCCTCCTCGGGCATCTCGGTCCAGAGCCCGACGGCCTGTGCCAGTTCGTTGGAGGGGATCGTGCCCACGTCGAGCAAGCCCGTCTGGTTGAGGGCGTCGAGCGCCGCGAGGGAGGGGTGCTTGATCTGCCAGGGCTTCGGGGGCTGCCGTCGATTGGCCATGTAGGGCTCCTACTCAGTGGGGGGGAACGCAGCCGGATCTTCCGGCAGCAGGGTGTTGGCGGGGTCCGCCGCGGGGTCTTCAAGGGCGGTGCTGGCTTCCTGCATCATTTCGGCCAGCCCTACTACCTGCTGCACGTTGTCGGACGTGCGCAAGTAGTCCTGCACGGCCGGCGTCGCGAGAGCCTGCACCACGTCGGGGCGTGAGTCGAGCCATGCGAGCAGCCGGTCGGCGTCTTCCGCGGGGATCTGGTCGAAGGCCGACACGGCCTCCCCCTCGGGGGCTTCCGGTGTGGGTGTGGGGGGTGCTGCGTACTCCCGCGACGGAGGGGCTCCGTTGGTGGGCGCGCCGTTGGTGGGCGCGCCGTTGGTGGACGCGCCATTGGGCGGGGCCGCGATGGCAGGAGGCGCAGGCGCCTCCTGCGTCTGGGCCAGGGCCTTGCGCGCGTTGTTGTTGAGGAGCACGCGTCCCAGG